CAAATGTATTTCGTTCCAATTACATGTGCAAACATCTCTCTAATTTCATGTTTTTCAAAAACAATACCTTTCTGTTTTTTCCATTCATAAAATGATTCAAAATAGATAATGTTTTTTCCATTAATTTTACCTTTTTCTTCAACAATCTTATAAAATTCCGACCGCAAGTACCCTTCAAAACTTTCTTCTATTATTTCTTCCTCTGATTGAGGAGCCCTTGGTATATTTCCTTTCAAGTTATTTGTAATGTATTCTGAATCAATATCATCTACCATTTTTGTAAAATCAACAGGTAAAATAGTAACATTATGATAATTCGCGTTTTCATTATTAACAGTTTCATTTTGTCTTTTAAATTTCAAAGATTTATATATATCAAACAATACTTCATCCTTCTTTTCAATGTTGTTTTCAAGCGAATATTTTTCAAATTTATCAAATAAATCTTTATTTTCATTTTTTCGCAATTTCATTGATAAAACTCGTCTACCAAAAAAAGTTTTCTGATGAAAGAAGGAGTTAGCAATGCATAGGGAATGAAGTAAACAAACGATAAACATAAAATACATCATTTTTTTGTATACTATAGAAATAGTTTTTACTAAACAAAATATAAATAATTTTCTTTGTATATTTATATAATGTACAAGCAACTTTTTAAAAAGTGTAAATCGTTGCTTCCACGCATTTCAGAAACTGAATTGTTAGCATTAAAAAGCGGTACAACTTCTTTAGATAGACAAATATTTGAAGGAAAAGTATTTTATCCAAAAAAAAAAGAAATTACACCTTATTTTCAAGACGATACTAAGATTCATGATTTATTAAAAAAATATGGTCAAATTAAAAATGTCTATCCCGATGGTCCTTATAAACAAATTTTTGAATATATAGGAAAAGAAAAATTTTTCTCTTTTATTATTCCTGAAAAATATGGTGGCATTCCATTATCAGTAAGTGAATTATCTTCAGTTCTTTGTAAAGTATCATCCAAAAATCCTTCCCTTGGAGTTTCTATTATGGTACCCAATTCATTGGGGCCTGCTGAATTACTTGAACATTACGGTACCCAAGAACAAAAAGAACATTATTTACCAAAATTGGCGAATGGTGAATATATACCTTGTTTTGGATTAACCGGTCCTCATAATGGTTCAGATGCAACTGGAAGTATTGATAGTGGTACAGTTATATTCGAAAAAGAAGAAAAACATATTAATTTGAACATAAACAAAAGATATATTACACTTGGACCTATAGCAAATCTCATTGGAATTGCTTTTAATTTACAAGATCCTTATGATTTATTAGATGAAGGTAAAGCAGGAATTACAGTAGCATTGATTGAAAAAGATCACCCAGGGTTAGAACAACTCACACATCATAATCCTTTAAATGTTGGATTTCCGAATGGAACATTGAAAGGAAATTTAAAAATACCTGTAACAAGTATCATTGGTGGCGAAAAAAATGCAGGACAAGGATGGAAAATGTTAATGGAATGTTTGGCTGCAGGTAGAGGTATATGTTTACCAGCAACAGCAAAAGCGTCATCTAATACTGCAATGATAGGTATAACTGAATATGCAAAGCATAGAAAGCAATTTAAAATTCCATTAATACGCATGGAAGGTATACAACATAAAATGGTAAATATGTTATATCATACTTGGGCGATTCATTGTAGTGTAGCATTGACCAATCATTTATTAGATAGTGGAGAAAAACCTGCTGTTATTTCTGCAATTATGAAGCAACAAACTACTGACCGAGGACGTGATGTGTTAAATGATGCAATGGATATACATGCTGGTAGTGCTATTTGTTTAGGACCAAATAATTTTTTAGAAAAATTTTATAGGGCCGCTCCTATTGGCATTACTGTAGAAGGAAGTAATACATTAACTAAAAATTTAATTATATTTGGTCAAGGTCTAAATAAGAGTCATCCACATATTTATCCTATTTTTGATGCTCTTTTAACAAATAACCAAGAAGAATTTAAAATCCATTTTGACGCTATTGTTAAACATACGTTGTCATGTTACTTTAAAAGCATGGTAGGATACCAATGTAATAACAATTTAGAAAAACAGACTTTACATTTTGCCAATTTGGCTAATTTTGTAGCATTAAAGGGTGGTAAATTAAAATCAGAACAAATGTTATCTTCAGATATGGCTGATATATTATCAAATCTTTATTTGGCTCATTCAATTCAATGGTATCATCAAGAATATAATATCAGTAAAAAAGTAACTGACTATTGCATTGCGAGATTAGTCTATGATAATCAGGTAATAATTAATAGAATCTTAGATAATGAATGGTATTTGCGCAGTTTGCTTTTTTATCTTCGTAAAAAACCAATTATACCTAAGTATAGTGATGCAAAGACAATGATTGATGAATTAGAAAACAATAAGTATTTAATGAATGATTTGAAAAAAGATATTTTACTTGAGGAAACAGGTATTGATAGTTTAATTGAATTGAGTAATATGAAAAACAATTCAGATGAGTATAATAAATTATACGATCAAGTAATTCAAGTTGGTGAATATAAAAATCCATAAATATTTAATTTATATGTTAAATATTTATAATATTGTAAAATTAATATCCATATGGGTCTCCATAGGGATCCGGTTGTGGTATCGAGTCACGTAAACTTTTTAGTTTTAGGGCAGATTCACTTTCACATTTTCCACGATGAAATACAAGTTTTGGACCACAAAGTTTATCCCCTCCCTTTTTCTTTTTCGCATTTTTAGATTTGTTTTTCATGACTGTTCTGTTTTTTTTGTTAGTTTTTCTTCTAACTTTAATTTTTTTAGTAGTTTTGTTTCTTTTTCCTGCTTTAATTTTCATAAATATATAATATCTTTACAAATTAATTCCTAAATCTTTTAATGTGTATAAAACGCATACACATTAAATATTTATATTAAATGAAATATTTATTTATAGTATTTTATTTTTATTATTATGAATTAGCACGCTTAGTTACTGTAAGCAGGACCAGCCATACCACTCATGACACGGAGTACGTTGTAGTTGACGGCGTATACACGGACCTTGGCGGTGTTGGTGCCAGATACGGTGCCAGCAGAAAGAACAAGTTGAAGAACAGCGTTGTCAATTCTGGAGAAGTTGCAGCTGCCAGATGGTTGGTGCTCCTCAGGGCGTACGGCGAAAGAGTATACGTTGATACCAGTCTCGGGGCTGCGGGTGTGGTGTTGGTAAGGTTGGACAACATCAAAGTAAGAACCCTCACGCTCAGAGAAACGATCTTGGCCGTTAAGTTGTAACTTGGCAGTTACTACAGGGTTCTCACCCCAGCAGTGCATGTCAAGAGCAGTCTCAGCAAGTACGAAAGTACCAGCATCAGACAAAGAGGAACCAGCGGTGGTAGCACCCTCCCAGGAAGCACCAGCGGAAGCGGCACCAGCTTGGTTCATGTCAAATAAGCCATCAGCGGTGATGAAAGCATTAGCACCAGAAGTTTGATCCAAACCACCGAAAGCGTGTACGGCGTTAGGAAGAGCATCAATAGCATCGGTGTAGTTGAATGGTTGAGCACCAAGGGTCTTGAAAAGAGTCTCCTCACCCTCAAGAGAAGCGCAGTAATCTACGTTAGCATCAGGTTGGACAACCCATACAAGTTCCTTACAGGGGTGGTTGAAGTTCAACTTGATCTTGTTGGAAGAGGAACCAACAGATTCATCACCAGTGAATTGTACTTGCTCGATTAAGTACTCGTGGGGGTTTTGTGCCATCTTGCGGCGCTCATCGGTATCAAGGAAAATATAGTCAACATATAAGGAAGCAGCAACAAGAGATTGTTGGTATGCTTGGCTTACGGACATAGTTCCAGTTCCGGTAAGATCCTTTACAGCCCATAAGCATTCACCAATGGGGCGGAAGTCAATGTTAATCTTAACCTCGTGGTATTGAAGAGCGATCAAAGGAAGGGCAAGACCAGGGTTGCGGCAGAACCAGAATTGAAGAGGTACATAAAGGGTGGTCTCAGGAAGAGCATTGCGGGGAGCACATACTTGAGATGGGCCACCGTTGGCGGCACAAGGACCAGATACGTTAGCGAATCCAGGATCAGTGATGTAGGTTAATTGGGTGGTGTTACCTACCATCTTGTAGTAACCGTCTTGTTGTTCCTTAGAAAGGGTAAGTTGGTTCCAGATGTGCATCCAGTCACCATATTGACGGTCAATGCGTTGACCACCAATCTCAATCTCTACTTGAGCTACTAATTGCTCACCAGGAGCATCCAACCAACGGGCATATACATGTCCAGAAGCGTTGTGGTCTTGGTTGATCTCAGGAAGAGTTACTTGAAGATAGGTACGGTAAGCAAGATCACCGTTTCTGCTGATTGTGCAGGTTACACGACGGCCGAAATCGGCTTGGCCAGAGAAAGTTTGTTCAATACTTTCCATAGCGAAGTTTGTGTGGCGTCTGTAAG